ACAGACTGCATCCACGTTCAAGCCCAAGAGTAAGGTTAACCGCCCCGGCGTTCACGCAAAGACTAAGACTAGTAAATTGAAGACCTCAAAGAACTACGCTAAGTCTTACCGTGGGCAGGGCAAATAATAAAGGCCCGTCTTACGACGAGCCCCTAGATCCTGCTGTGGTGGGATGGTGCGAGACCAGACCAACAGCTTGTGATGGCAACTGTGAGTACGCTAAGTGTGCTAGCCGTCGCAGCTCACGCAGGTCGGATCCATCGCCTTGGTAGCGATATCACCTCGCAGCACTGACTCTGTTCGCATATAGTACAGCGTCTTAACGCCGCGCTTCCAAGCCTCCATATGGACTTGGTTGATCCACTTAGGAGAAGCCTCGGATGGGAACGCAAGGTTTAGACTGACAGCTTGGTCAATGTACTGTTGGCGTAGTCCTGCCTGAATAACAAGGTCAAGCTGGTTGATCTCCTTGAATGTCTTGTACACTTCCTTGACTGTGTAGTATCCTACCATCTCGTCAGCCTCCTCTTCCTTCATAAGCTTTCCATTCTGGAGTACCCAGCCATTCAGCTCATTTATGTTCTGGATAGAGCCACCATCAGCCAAGATTTGATCCCAAATCTCCTTGGTGTTGATCCCTATTTTCTTCAACAGCTTCTCAAGCGTAGGGTTCTTACGGATGAATGTTCCCTTTGCTGACTGCTCGGTGAAGACGTTGGCAGCCCAAGGCTCGATGCCTGCGCTCACATTTCCGCTAAGCTTGCTGTTAGAAACAGTAGGGGCGATAGCACGGGTGTGGGTGTTGCGAACACCGAACCCACGACACCATAGCGGCTCACCGTATACGCGAGCCATATCACGGCTAGCACGATCGCTTTCCATCTTGACGTGGGAGAAGATGCGTCGGGTCTCCAGCTGTGATTGCAGCCCTTCAAACGGAATCCCGCGTTGCTGTAGATAGGTGTGCCATCCAAGTACGCCCAGGCCAAGTGCCCGTCCCTTTTCAGCGGAGCGAACCGAATTTTCGAAGCCCTTCATATTCTTGGCTTTCTGGATGAACTCTTCTAGCACACCATCTAAGAACCACGTAGAGTAGTACACTACGTCGGTATCTTTCCACTCGTCATACTTTGCTAGGTTGAGCGAGGACAAACAGCAGATAAAGCTGTGCGACTCGTCAGTATGAAGAGTAATCTCTGAACAGATGTTGGTCATAAAGACCTTCAGTCCGTTGTGCTTGTAAGCATCTGGGTTCTGCTTGTTCACGTTGCCGCGGTACATAATGTACGGCTCTCCGGTAGCCTTACGCTTTTGGAGGACCTTAGACCAACGACGACGTGCATCCTCGTCTCCTTCTTCTAGGCGACGCATAAACTTGTCGGAGATTACAACGCACTGGTGCAGGTTAAGGCTCTGTCGGTTGACGTCTCCCTTGGGCTCACGGATTTCAATCCACTCCCAGAAGTCGTCGTGTTCGATGTTGAGGTTTACTGATGCAGCACCGCGGCGTACGTTACCCTGTGATGTAGCGAGTATGGTTGAGTCATAGATCTTACAGAATGGAACCACGCCATCGGTAGTACCGTTGCTGTTGGAGATTGGCGACCCAGCAGGGCGAAGCATATTGATTCCGATACCTACTCCGCCCCCGTGCTTTGCCAGCATCATAAGCTCGAGGTTCTTTGATCCGATGTCGTACACGCTGTCAGCCACGTCAATACCATAACAGCTAATAGGAAGTCCACGATCTGTGCCCATATTTGCAAGCACAGGCGTAGCCAGTCCTAGCCAGTTATTCCAGATGTACTCGAAGAACTTAGGTGCAAGCTCAGGCTTGTACAGACGACGAGCAGCAGCGTTAGCCACGCGCCAGTAGGCGTCTACTGGTTTCTCTCCAGGCATAAGGTATCCCTTTGAGATTGTCTTCACATACTCGTCTGTGTTGCCCCATTCTGGGAAGTCTACACCAAGCTCCCAGCCTAGTGACTCAGCTACATTCTTAGCCATTGTTGATTTTATTTACGATTATACCGTCGATGAATTCATACCTTTCACGGTATGTTTTGTTTGTAGCAATTTCATTGGCTACAACTTGATTACTGTGAGCCACGGTAGAGTGGTCTCTATTTAATCTTTGGCCTGATTTAGCTAGCGTAAAATTCGCATACTTATGTATGAAGTGAACAGCAAGTTGCCTTGCTTCACGAACTTTAGCTACACGACTTCGGCCTCTCATTGCCCAAACAGGAACATTATACTCATCCCTAATTGTCGTTACTACGGCTATCACTGTGTTCATTAGTCCCAGATTGCTTCAAAGTCTTCTCCTTCGTTGGCCTTACTGTAGTCAGTAGGGCGGACAGAAAAAAAGTCAGTGTGAGTATGGCCGCCAGTCAAGTGGTAGAACCAGTCAAGCTCAGCTGCTTTTTCTTTATCGTAGTCAAAGATACCATCGTACCCTAACTCCTGCAACTTTTCGTTAGCTCTTTTTTTAATAAATTCTTTCAGGTCATCTGCCTTCAGGTTCTCCAGGTCGCCCATCTCAAACATCTTGTCGATGAAGTTCATCTCCATCTCAACAGCTATACGTGCGGCCTCCTCTACTTGCGTACGTACGGAATCTCGTACACCCGGGTTCTCTTCGCATAGATGATTGAACAGGACACACCCCATCTTGCTGTGGAGGCTCTCGTCTCGTACGCTCCACTTCATCTGCTGTCCGATACCCTTTAAGAGATTGCGCATCTGGAAGGAGTAGAGAACAGCAAAAGAAGAGTAGAGTGCTACTCCCTCAGCAAACGCAGAGAATACAGCGATAGAACGAGCGACGTCTTGCCTAGCTTTTGGGCTGATCTTCAGCACGTTATGATCGTATCCAGCTTTTGTGTTTACGAGATTCTCAAAACGAGCAGACGTGGATGGCTCGTGAAGAAACGCCTCAAAGTCCTCAAGACCTAGCGTCTCGTTGAGGTAGCTGTATGCTGCAGCGTGGATGGTCTCCTGTGATCCGAACATCATAGCCATCTGCTTGATCTCGTGTTTGGGAAACCACTTGGTTACCATACTGGTCCAGTAGTCGCCAACAGCTGTCTCTGTCTGGGCGAAGCCAAGCAGGATATTGCCAACTAGATTGCGCTCAGCAGGTGTAAGGTTCTCCTTGAAGTCCTTAACATCTCCCTGCATTGAGATCTCGGTGTGAAGCCAGAAGGCTTGGGCTTGGGGTAGCCATCCGTCGGTGTAGTACTGTGGGTACTCGAATGGCTTATAGGCTACGCGTTCATCGAACAGTCCCATATTGATTGATTTTAGGTTAGACAAAAAAGGGCCACAAGATGTGACCCAAACGGAACGCGAAGATATGAACAGTCTACAAACCTAGCAAGTCTGTGATGTTTTTTCCTAGCGAAATATTGTAGTACCCTACCACCTTGACAATCATATTGTTGTTGGCAAAGTAGGTTGTCTTAGGCATCCGACGATCCTCCCACGCTGGCTCTGCAAGCTCGTCCAAACGGAATGACCAGACACCAAGAGGCGTTGAGTTGATGTAGATCGGGCGAGTGTTGAACATAGCAGCCCTTGCGATCAGAGCATCGTACTTAATCTTCTCAATGACCAAGTCATCGTAGTGGACGTTCCTGCACTTGAGCTCGATGTCTGCATTGTATGACAGAGAGTAGCAGTCGTACTTAGACATCTTGTGCTCGCTCTCCTCAAGATCGTGAGCAAGGTGCTGTTTGATGAGCTTGAACAGCTCCCTCTCGTACTTGATCATACAAGGTACTTTAGTCTCTTGAGGTTGATCTTGTCAAGATTGTAGTCATCACGATCCCTGAGGTCGTCAAACAGATTGCTAGCAAGCTTCTTTGCCAGCTTCTTGTCCATAGATTCAATAGCCTCTGCCCATTCTTCTTTGGTGCGGCACAGCATACCTGTCTCTCCGTGGAGGATGATCTTGCTGTACGGCTTTGTGTTTGAGGCAATTACGGCTGTCTTGGTCCAAGCTGCCTCGGTAACCTTCAGGTCGCTCTTGCACCAGTTGAATCTGTTTCCGACAAGAGGGACTAGGCTTACGTCAAAGTTCTTGTACATCTTCCCATAGTTCCATATGTCACGAGGAGGAGACATCTTGTCGAACTTTAGGACGTCTTCGTACTCCATTCCTTCTACGCCGTATGTGTATACATTCGAGAAGTCGTAGCCGATTTCTTTTATATCATTGATATGGCCAAGAGCGCCCACGTACCCAAAGCGGAGAGTACTAGAAGAATATTTACGATGGTTTCTCCACTGATCTTCTGTTTCATCGACAGCATTATTTACAAATTCTATAACAGCACGCGGGTTTACTGCAGCCATCTGCTTGGCTAGGTACATAGAAGGCGTCCAGATCACGTCAGCAATGCGGATGGTCTTCTTGATGTCCGGACCATAGTAAACCTCGTACAAAGCCTTGGCTGGATTCTCAGGGTTCAGCGTCCAGTAGTCATCGTTATCAAGGATAAGCTTGATGCCGTTTGCCTTGAGCATCTGACTAAACTTCTGGTGATTTGTAACGGAAGCCTTTCGTGAGATGATCAGATTTGTAACCGGATCTAGATTTATATTCTTAAGCTCCTCAAGATCTTTAATCCAATGCAGGTTTACTCCTTGAGCTTGAAGCCTACGAAGTGGAACGATGAGCCTATGGTAATTGATACCGTTAAGACCATCGATGTGTACTAGCGTAATCATCCGTGTTGCTCCTTGTACTCGTTCAATGCAGCCCGCATAAGGTCAAGCTCAATACGGAATGAACGCGAGTACTTATTTGTTATTTCGCTTAGTTGCTTTTCGTCCAGAACTGGATTGCCCTTTTCGTCGTGTACTGCTTCGTACAGTTCTGCGCTTCCTTCCGAGATCCGTGCTGTCGCTAAGAAGTAAATCCGGCTGAGTTGTTCTAGTGTCATCTTGAATTAAAGTATAGTTGTAACAGATTATTTTAGCGAGGTATTGATCTTTCTTGAGATTGCCATCGTATGAGATTCTAAGCTCCACGAAGTATTTAGGAGTATCATCGTGAACGTATCCATTATAGCGTAGATAATCTGCAAGAAACTTAACAGCAACAATAGAGTTGTCAAGATCATACCTAGAATTGTAGCGTAGGTGGACAGCAAAGCGATCCATAGTCCACCGATCAAGTCCTTCAAGCGCTCTGGAAATACCAGCAAAGTACTTTTCTTTTTGCCCGTGGCGGTATGTCCAAAACTTGCCAGCGTAGAGCTGATTAAGTGACGGAGGTTTCGGTATTGATATTTCAATTTCATTGTAATCAATTGTCATTACCCAAAGATACTAGAAAGCTGTATGAATTGAACCAACTTCAAAGTCTAACTTTTCCACAATCGGTTTCAGTATTGAAGGAAACAGCGGTTTACTGCTGAGTTTGTTTACGAATCCAGTATTGAACTTGTTCATCTCAAACAGCACTGGGTAGTCAAGGCTAGTCGGTTCTCCACCAGATTCCACCTCGCGAATCTTACGAACGTGCAGCTCTACAGTGCGTCGCATATCGTACTGAGCGTGCTGAATCTTACGGTGAAAGGTCAGGAAGTTGTCTGACTTGTTGACGAACTTACCCCCGCCTTCAGTGTCTTCTGCGTAAGGAGCCTGAGGCAGACCATCGTCTCCTTTCCTACGCTGTGCTTCCGTTACTGCGTGGGTAGAAAGCCACAGAGCCATATTATGCGACTGCGTGAAGCTCAAGAACTCTGACGCTGCCTCGTAGTGGTAGTCGTGTGTGGACAGAGCTGTTCCGTGAGACATTTGAATCTTCAGGCTATTGTACGGGTCAATGAAGTACCCATCGTAGTTACCTTGACGAACAAGCTTCTCGGCGAAGATCATCAGGTCTGTGTACGAGTATAGGTTCTTGTTGCTGATGATGGTGAAGTGATCGTTCACCCACTGGTATGCCTGCTTAAGTTCACTTGGCCGCAGGTCTTTCACTGGTACGTTGGTTGCAAACTGGATGAGCTTCATCTTCACCGCGGCTGTTCTGTTCTCGGCAGAGTAAATTACCCAACGCCAATCGTGGAGGACAGCTGATGACACAATCATATACATCGCGAACGTAGACTTGCCGATGTTGGAGATTCCGTTAATAATGGTGAAGTCACGCTTGAACAGGAAGTGCTTGTCTAGGCTCTCGCAACCAGTTGACAGTCCGAGTATTAGCTTTCCGTCAATGAAGTCCTGAATCCAACGGTAGTCTTCATCGTCCGAAGAAATGAACGACATATCTCCGTCGTTGATCATCATCTCCAGCTTGACGGAGTTTTCGTTCTCAAGTACCTCGCGGATGGGCATTGTCTTGCCCTTTTCGATGCCATCACGGATGGTGTTGCGTGCTGTCTCAATAGAGTCAACGTCGCGCTTGAGTATCTCACGCTCCAGTACGTGGAACGCCTCGTCCTCTTCCATACGCCCAACAGCAATGTAACCGCCGCAAAGTATAGACGCCTTCAATAGTGTGGCGTGCTTCTCTCCGTCGTCTGCACGACGAATCATAGAAGAGACAACAGCTAGCTTGTTGTAGTCGGTGTAGTGGTCCTTCTGCGCGACCTTCTGCGAGATGGCTTTCTCGGACAGCATCTGGCCAAAGATGTTGGAGTCTTCGTTGACTACAATCTGTGAGTCGTAGCTGTCAAAGCAAGCCCTGGATTCGTTGATTCCCGAAGGATCTACCTCAAGACCATACTCTGTATCAAAGTACGACTGAAGTGCCCGGAAATGGTCTCTATGGAGGCTAGGATTGGACACTCGTACCAACGCCTTGAGTCCTTCGCCTGATGGAGATATCCAACAAGCTAATACGTACGGGTCGGTGGACAGTACGTTCTTGCTGCCCTCGACATCGATGTGGTCGAAGTCAAGAACGATTAGCCCAGAGTGTTGCTGTAGTGAATCGTCCTTGCGGCTCTCAAACTTACCCGCCCATAGGATCACCGGAAGCTTTTTCTTTGCCTCCTTCTGACCACTCCGTACCTGCTGAACCAGTGGAAGATGTCTCCCACCAGTCAAGATTCGGTTTAGCGCTGAACCTACGGTTATGTAAGATGGGTTGTCGGTCTGTGTTACGCTCGGGAAGATCGTTACTGGTTGGTTGAGTACGCTCATTTTCAATTGCAATTTTAAGTAGGATAAGGTATCCAATGAGGTCTTGGATGGTGTCTTCTGTATCACCTGTGATGCCGCGGTTCTTGATGCGCATCAGCTTATCGTCGATACGGCAGGCTAGATTCTCAACAGCAGAACCTTTGGCGAAAATGTTGGCTGGCTTGAGCGCTGAGTCTCCGTAGGCCTTGTTTTTTTCTAGCAACAAATCACGAACTCCGTTCGCAATATGTTTGATCTTATCGGCTGATGTCATTCCTTGATGAATACTCCGTTAACCATACGACCCTTACGATCCTTGATCTCGTTGTATGCAAGCTGCAAGCAATCGTGGGCGCTGAGTCCTGCCTGTGAAGCCAGGATGATGAGCGTAACAATAGAGTCACCGATGCCGTCGGCAAGTTTCTCCTTGTCTCCACGGGCAAGTGCGGCCATCGTCTCGCCGACTTCCTCCATTACCTTAAGTGCCTGACGGCTTTTGTACTCTGGCTCGAGCAGGTTTCGCTCGCGCGCCCAGTCCTCTACTGCAAGGAACAGTTCTCCCGTTGTCATTTCTCTGTTTCTAGAATTAAACTTAATGCGTCTATGTATCCAGACCAGTACTTAGCCTCAGCCTCTTTCCGGTTGTACTTACAGACATTGCGAAAGTACTGCGCTTTTTTGTATTGTTCAGCAATCAGTCTAGGATTTTTCATTCTTTTTGTTTTTATTTTTTTCATCAACACACTTGTAGCACCACAATTCCCACTGTGTTGCGGACTCAATGTTGTACATAATATCATCCCACGACTCGCTTTCCTTTCCGCACTTGTCGCAGGCCGGAGCAGGACCGAAGTCATCGTCGATGTTCTTGTAGAACTCGTTGAATGCCTCAAGGTTGTCGCCTTTGTTACCGTTCATATTGTAGAAGTCAATGTAGTACGGACCAAGGTCGACTACGATTGACCACATACCTTTGGTGTAGTTGACAAACGACACACCAAATCCACACTGGGAGTAGTACTTACCTGTTTTGATTGTCATTTCCATACTCTTTCAAGGATTACTGCTAATGCTACAAGCAATACTCCAATGGTTAGCTGAATAGCGATTGGAGACAATACCCACCACCAAGACCAATCGATGTGTCCGGTAAGTTTGAGTCCGATAAATAAAATGGTTAGGAATCCAGAGAATCCAACGCTTGGGTTTTTTTTGGGTGTGATTTTCATTGTCAGGTTTTGTTTAGTTATTCGGATTTTCTCCGAGTTTGGTTTCATTTTTTGACAGCTCTACGATAAAGTCAGCGACCTTATCGCACTGCTGTTTGTTTAGGAACTGAACACTGCTAGAGTGGAACGTATGACGAATCTTATCGTACACCAACTTCTTTATCAGCTCCCACTTTTCTTCTTCTGTTCTCATTTCTCGTTGGTGTTAAAGGTTTCCTTGTAGTAATCACGCATTTCTTTTGCTGTTGTGTAGTCCTTGCTAAACGCAAAAGCAAAATCAATCATCTGCTTCTTCTCCATTTTTTTGGCTTTAATTAGAATATCATTTGCGTCTGTAAATTCTGATTTTCCATAAAGAAATTTTGATAACTCAATGTGTTGCCACTCTACTGCTGTCTGTTTCATTTCTCGTTTGATTTAAAGGTTTCATTTAATAGTTCTGCTAACTCTTTGGCATCTTCTCCGATAGGGCCAATCATCTTTCCGTCTACAAGTACGTTGTATCCGTATTCATCACAGCATCCGTCTCCGCAGGTATGCCAGTATGGTTGAAGTTCTATTTTCATTTTAATTTACTCTTAATGTGTTCGTCAAAGTCTGAATACTTCAATCCCCACGTTACACTGAACCACATCATTTCCTTCTCTGCATAGGCTGCTCGCAACTTAAGTTCTCGCATAAGGTACTGCTTACCCCACTCCTCAAGTTGTTCACCCTGCGCAACAGTCATAGTATACTTCTGCCACCACTCGTCTACGCCAACGATGTCGTCGTAAGTTACGTCGTGTCCAGCAATCTCAAACATCTTGTTGATGATGTCAACGACTGCTTTCTCTTTCTTTTGTTCTCTGGTTAGTCGTTTCATAATGTATATTTAAATGCACAAAATGTCTACGTTTTGTGTGTTTTATTGCACATTATCCTTAATTAGAATCTCCCAATAGTCGTCGTGTTCAACGAACCCATTAACAATTCCTTCTAATGCATACAGCAACATATTTGTACCGACAGATATAAATGGACCTCCGCTCGGGTCCACGAACATAATTTTGTTATCGTTATCCCATCCACACCGTGTGTACTTAAAGTCTCCCTTCCAGTCAATGTTGCCGTTCTCGTTCTCCTCAAACGTGAACTCGTCTTTGTATCGGTTAGTATACTTGATCATTGGAATGTTTGAATTTTAGCATCTACTTCTTTTAGTTCTGACCAAGTACCCAAGTAAGTAACAGCTCTCACCTTTCGGTTATCAATCCATACATACTCTTGTCCGTCCTTGATGCGTGGCTTGTCCATAACCAGTCCGTGGTACTTGAAGCCGTGGTTACTTAACCACTTCTCGGTAACAGCACGATCCTTTGACTCCCTTGCAGTGAAGAACGTAATCACGTTGCCCTCGTCGTACCACTTGTTGATGATCGTAAGCGCATCAGGGTAAACACCAGCATCAGGATACAGATGGCTGTCCTCGTTCTTGATGTCGTCACAGATGGTGCCGTCGATGTCAATTAAGAATACTCGTGTCATTTAAAAGATTATTTGTACATTTAACATTAAATTAACATACGATGAAGAAACT